TAAAGAACCCATAGAACTTACTGAAGAAGAAGTTGCTGTTGAAGTAGCAGAAGTAGAAGAAGTTGTTGAAGAGATTGTAGTAAAAGAAGCTACTGTTGAAGAAGTTGTTGAAGTACTAGAACAAGTAAATGATATTGGTGTACAAAACCTAGACCAAGCTACAGAAGAAGTACAAGAGATAGTACAAGCTGTTGTTGAGGAAGCTATAGCAGATGTTGAAGAGCTTACTGAAGAACAGGTAGAAGTTGTAGCTGAAGTACTACAAGTAGAAGCAGAAGATGTAAAAATAATAGCTGAAGCAGTAAAAGATGATGAAGTTATAGCAGAAGCTGTAGAAGAATATGTAGAAAGAGCTGTAGACAACGCAGATGTAGAGGACTACACACTTGCTGATGTTGTAACAGAAGTAAATTACGAATCATTCTTAGAAAATCCTATTGAAACATTCATTGATTTAGATTTTGAAGATGTCACACTATCAAACATAGGTGATGACATGACACAAGACCAGAGAGAAAAAGCGCAAGAGGTTGTAGTGCCAGTTATTTTGACTAGAATAGCTAGTATGGCAGCTTTCATATTTAGGAGAAGTTAATGATTAAAAAGTTATGGTCATGGTTAGTAGAAGCAATAAAAGAAACATTGAACCTTAGTTGGACTTTGGTTGGTTTAGTTATTGCTACGCTTACATTGACTGGTTCTGCACAGCAAGTGACAGGATTAGCTACTATAATTACATTAGCTGTATGGTTGTTGACCATCAGTTTTAGAAAGGAATAATTATGAAGTTACAAGTTCTTAGAACGCAGTTCGGTAAGGATGCGACTAATGGAATGTTGTTTATTGATGGTGTCTTTGAATGTTTTACATTAGAGGACCAGTATCAAGCAGTAAAAGTTATGCACGAAACCTGCATACCAGAGGGTACATACAATATAGAGTTTAGAAAGACTGGTGGATTTCATTCTAAGTACACAGAGAGATATAAAAACGCACATTATGGTATGTTACACATACAAGATGTACCTAACTTTACTTATATACTTATTCATTCAGGTAATACAGACGAACACACCTCTGGTTGCCTCATTGTAGGAGAAACTCAACAAGATTTAGACATAAGTGAGTCAGGTTTTATAGGACATAGTGCAAAAGCGTACCAAAAAATGTACAGACAAGTAGCAGGTCAGCTGCTTATGGGTAAAAAAGTAACTATAGAATACCTAAATGTAGGTAAGTTACTAGATGATAAGCCTGAAGATAATAAAGCAAAAGACCACATGGTACTTGCTGATAGTGTATATGAAAAATTACAAGAGATTAATGGTGGTGTCATAGCATTGAATGCAAAAATTAAAGGCAGAGTAATAAGTTAATGTTTGAAAAATTTAAAAGAAAAAGAAAATCTGATGGTACATTCAAAAAGGATGTAGTGTGGACGCCTTGGAACGAAGCATGGGAGTATAGAATGAGTGAAGAACTTAAAGATATGCTAGAACGAGTTGCTTGGACATTCGTAGAATCCTTTATTGGTGCGTTAACTATTGCACCTTTAGTAGGTGTTGAAGCCGAAACAGTCCAGTTAGCCGCTTTATCAGGAGGAGCTGCTGCTCTTGCTGTCATAAAGACATACGCTAAAAAGCAAATTGGTGGTTCTGGTACGCAAAAAGTATCTAAATAACCTACTAATCTTCTTTGTCCTGTATAATAAAGTTGACAGGGCAAAGGAGGTATAGTGCCTAACATACCAGAAGAATGGGGAAATAATTTCTACAAGACTGGGTGGCAACCAGGACTAGAGGTCAATGAACAGACTGGTCTAGGTGAGATTACTCATGTAGGAACAGACCCAAATTACAGAAATAAATTCGATTCTATATTAAAAGAATGGGGATTCGACCCCGAACACTACGAAATTGAGGGTAGTGTAAGAGCATCATCTTGGAATACACAGCTAAAAGGTGGAACAGTTGAAACTTTTTATGCGTTTAAAGGCATTGTAAGGAAAAAGAAACCGGGACATGACAGGTATTTTCAAGAACTATTCAAACAAGCGAAGAGAAAACCCCCTATAAAGAAGAAATACAACGCAGGTGATACCGCTTTTATGTGGTTTATGAGTGATTGGCAACTCGGAAAAAAAGATTATGGAGTTGAGAACACTATTAAGAGATACGATAGAGCATTACAAGATGGAGTAAACAGGATTAAAGACCTGCGTAAACTCGGAGTACAGATAGATGAAATCTATATGGTAGGTTTAGGCGACCTTACCGAAAACTGTACACCACATTTCTACGAATCTCAACCGCACAATGTTGAATTGTCATTGATTGAGCAATACGCATTAGCAAGGTCAATGGTTATGAAAACTATTGACACATTCTTACCACACGCACCGAAGCTAGTTCTTGCAGGAGTACCAGGTAATCATGGCGAGATGTCTAGGACAAGTAAAGGTCAAGTTGCTACATCACGATTAGATAACTCAGATACTATGCACTTGCAAATATGCCAGGAGATTATGTCTGCTAATCCTGAGAGGTATGGGAAAGTAGAAGTAAATATACCTGATGGATTTCATCAAACACTTATGATTAAGGGTAAGTCTTGTAGCTTTACTCATGGACACATGAGCGGTAACAGAGGCGGCAACCCTGAAGCTAAGATTGAAGCATGGTGGAAAGGTCAGATGTTTGGATTCTTGCCTAGTGGAGATAGCGAGATTCTAGTAACTGCACATTATCATCACCTAAGAATGAAACAACAGGGTGATAGGACTTGGTTTCAAGCACCATCAATAGATAAGAGTATAGACTTTACTGCTAGTACTGGACTTTGGTCGCATCCAGGTGTCCTTACTTTTACAATTAGTGATAAAGGATGGGATAACTACTTCCCTCTATAAAAAAAACCCCCACTAAATTAGCAGGGGTTTATTTAGATTAAATTATTTAATCATATCATCATCATAGTCACAAATATCCTGATGTTTGTCTTGCTTATCTTTATCAAAGAATAATTCCCCACATCCAACCATACAATATGAATCTGCTATTTCTTTTTCTCTTCTTGCAAGTTCTTTTTGAGATGGAATTTTAAACATATCTTCCATCCATTTGTTTCGTGCCATTTCTGGTCCTCCTTGTTTTGTTTTATAATCCAGTATAGCACAAGTCGTTTAGTTTGTCAAATCGGCTTTACAACCTAAGTTTAAATTGGAAGTTCTTTGTATGGTTTTAAGTTACCCATAAAATCTTTTTCAGGATAATGCTTTATAGGTATTGTGTGGTCTAACCAATACTCTTTTAATTTGGTGTGGTCTATCCATACTGGTTCTGCATTAAGTGATTTAAAATACATAATACCAACTTTTACTTCTTTGAATCGAGAACCTTTAAAAGCCATTTCTTGTATCTTGAAGTAATCATCTTCCTTTAATTTGTTTGTGCCTTTAACTTCTATAAAAAAGATATAACCTTTACGAACCAGGATGTAATCAGGCAGCAGTAGTATTTTTGTTGCGAACCAAAACAAATCTAAAAAGTTTTCTTTAGGGTCAGTTCCTATTCTTAGATAGTCGTGAAATTCTTTGCAGTCGTTTTCTTTTAAGTGGTTCTGCATAGCAATATCCGCCATGTCCTCTCCTGAATTTCTTTTACTATAAGAATCTTCGTATGTCGGCATCTTAATCCTCCTTTAATGTATCCAGGCATTCGTTACATGCCATGTAGTCTTTGCTTGTTAGTGGAAATAGGTGTGGTTCATAACACATGAAGCATATAAACCTCCTAAATTCTTTAGGTGTATAACTATTCTTAAAGATAAAGTTCTTTAAATAGAATAGTATGTTAGAAAGGTAGTTCATCTTGTTCATCCTCCTGTTTTGCTTTTTGTACTAAGGCATGACACTCACGCCATGTCCATATAAAAGGGTTTTTTGCATCTGCTTCTTTGTACCTACCTCCGCAAAAGACATTACCCTCTTTGTCTGTATAAAATATCTTATTGTCTTTGCATAAATAAGATTTATGTTCTGTATGTGGTTCAGATGGTATATCGAAATTATGATTAGGATATTTTGCTTGTAACTTTTTCTTTAATCTCTCTATACCACTGAAATCAGCTTGTTCTAAAGCCATTCTGGAGGACAATCTGTATCTCCCCAGGCAGTCCAACCACAACCATTATTGTTTTGATAGTTACTACAACTCCAACTAGGTATCTTAGAGAATTTAGGGTCAGATGCTTTCTTCTCCCTATTGTCCTCTATATATTCTGATTTACCACATGCAGGACAGTTTTGTGTCAGGTCTTTAACTTCGCCAAACACATCCTCTACCAAGTCTTTATCTGTTTTGTTTGACTCAACCTCTTGTTCAAATAAATCTAAGAACTTGCTCATGTCATCATTAGTCCAGGACTCTACATCTTTAGACAATCCAGATTTCTTAAACGCATCACGCTTGTAGTTTTGTGCTACATTTTTGTCTAACTCGAAGCCATCTATAAGCATATTCATTTGGTCAGCTTTATCTGTTTTAGGTTTGTCGGTAATAGATTCAGCAAATTCTTGCTTTGCTTTTTCTAAGACTTGTATGTCCTCTTTGTCTGTAGTCATCTTTGGTTTCTCTACTTTGACATCAGCAGGTTTGTTGCCTACTTTAGACATCTCTTG